AGGTAGCGGGAGCAGGAAATGATATAGATCCGTCACATTATACATTTGGATACTTATCAGTATATGTAGAGGAAATTGTAAAAGGAGCAGGAAGCAGTGTGCCTTCGGTGTGGATGGCCTCCACCATAGCTGCCGCAGAAGATTTTGAATTCAGACAATTAATTGCAATTACTCCGGATGATACCAATCCCGGATTGCGCAAGCAGCAACCCGTTCAAAAACCTACGACTGCAACAATATTGCCTTCATCCCGAGTGGCGTACACACCTCAGATGGATATGAACATAGAGTTTCAACGACCTTTTCGAAATCCGTTCGGACGTGAGTTTGCGCCAACAAAATTTGCAACAGGGACAGATCGCGTTAAGACTATAGAACATGTTCTAGGTAGATTCGATTTCGCAGGTTCATCTGCGACTGTGGCTTTCGGGGACACGTTAGACACTGAATACCCTATACTTCCATCAGTTTCAACAGGGGCAACTCAAATTTCGAATGGGACTTGGGTTATGGCCCTTTTTAGATGGTGGAGAGGTTCTAGGCGAGTCAAGATTCATATAACTAAAAATTCGGCCTCTACAAATCCAGATGCTGCTTATTGGGTTAGAAATCAAAACCCGTATCCTGCCATAGCTGTTGCTACTCCTACCTTTGATTTTGAGGTGGCGAATGGAGCAACAGGACTAGTCCCGTCATTATGGCAAAATGCCGAGGTAGAAGTCCCTTTTTATTACCCTTATATGGCACAGTATCATTCACCTTATGGAACAAACCTACCGACAGTACAACCAGGAGTGCCTGGTATTGGGATAGATTCAGATACATCAGGGGATGATGCTATTGCAAGCATTAAATGGTATATCGCAGCTGGTCGCGATATGCAAATTTTTTATTTATTACCGGTGCCTGAAATGGCCCGTTGGCCCCGGTAATTCTGCTGAAAAGCAGTGAGTGTAACAACACGAGTGTGGTATTTAAACGTATGCCTCCGTGTTGGTGTCAATTACACAAAAAGACCTACCTTTCCGGTGAAATTCCGTGAAAGAAGGGGTGATTTAAGCGTGTGAATTGGGTTGGTCATATTATGGCTAATTCATAGTAGCGCTCTTAAGAGAGTTAGTTTTGAGATAA